CTGTTGACGGAAACTTTATTACAGTCGATGCAGTATTAACGTTATCGCCTGGAACTGACTACACGCTGACTGTTGTAATCCCTGAAGGGGAAACGGTCACAAATAACGATGGTTCTATAAAGGTAAATCCAAAGCTAGAGGTTTTAACCGTCGTCAGTTCCGCTAGCTCCGGTTTTGAGATTGATGAAGGTAATATTTTAGCTCAAGATTCTGATGAGCTTTTAACGCAAGCCAGCGATAATTTAATTGCCCGATTTATTAGCAGTGACGGGACTACGACCAGATTCGAGGTTAGTTCAGCCGTGCCAACACAGAACGGCGCTTTATGGGTTCTTGAATGGACATCGATGAAGGCTGCAACCTATCGGATCATCTCGATCTCAGAAGTTGAATCTTTGATTTATCAAGTCGAAGCTATTAAATATAACAGCAGCAAGTATGGTTATGTTGACAACGATTTACCGGTTGCAATACCAAAGGATCGTTTTACGCTTCAACCTGTTGGTGAGCCAACAAATTTCAGTGCCATTCTTGAGTATTCCAATGGTCAAACATCAATTCAAGCTTCATGGCGTGCCCCGCAAGTTAACAATTCAGTTGATCTTTTAATACGAGGCTACAGGTATCAATGGAGGAAGGTTGGTGATACGGAATGGTCAGACATTACTCAATTGCAGGCAACAGCCGTTGAGATTCCCCTTTCTGTCCATACGTTTGGGAATGCTTATCAGGTCCGAGTCTCTGCCGTTAACCGGTTAGGTAGTCAATCTGATTGGGTTGTTTATGACGTTGACGCTTTTGCTCCTATCCCTGATTTAAGTGATGCTGCTTTTGGGGCAACGGTCACGCACGCCAATCAACCAGATGGCACCCAGCTAATCATTGTTGATTCTGGAACGTGTCCAATTCTGCCTCGTATTAGCGGGTTCAAGTGTTGGGTCAAACCTCGTAACCTATCGTCTGGTGAAATCCCTGGAGTTAAGCCCCCTGGGGATGATGGCTGGTATTTTTTAGCTGATATTCCGCTAACTGGCTATTACACCGTTGCCTTCCACGCTCCAGATACTTATGATGTTCGGGTTAATTTTACGAGTTCAATCTTTGGCGAAAACCCAACTGATTACATTTATGACTTTGTGGAGCGTGATGAGATTGCGCCTCCTACTCCTAGTAATTTTAGTGTTGTTGAAAATCAAAACAGTAGCGGCAAACGTTTCAGTTGGCAGTTGCCCACAACGGAATATGGCAGTTGGGATCAAGGGCTTGTCGCTGACGTTGTGAGCTATGAGGTTAAGTATAAGAAAGGAACGCTAGCGTTAAATATTATTGAATTTGAGATTGCGACCGATCTCGTCACAGTTAAAACTTCAACAGTTATCGGCACTAGGACTAACCAGCACTTGTTAAGTATTGGCGATGAGATTGTATTTGCCGCGTCGTCTGGCTCGCTGCCTACTGGGGTTGTTTCTGGAACGACTTACTTTGTTGCGAGCGATGGCTTCACAAGTACAGCCTTCAAGATCAGTGCAACAAATGGCGGTGCTGCAATTAATTTTACTGGCACTGCAACTGGAACATATAACGTTTCGGCTCCAGTAGATCTAAAGACTCGACTGGATGTTACCGCTACTTGGGGCGCTGGTCTTGAGCTTGCCTCTGGCGGTTTGCCTGCTCAGCAGCAATGGTTCGAGACAAGTTTGTTTGACACTGGCACTTATGTGGTGATGGTGAAGTCAGTTGATGCAACGCAATGGCGTGCAGATCTTCCGGCTTACGTCCTTGTCAATATTGGCGCTCCACCAATTAGCAATGCAGTGCAATCAATTGATGCAAAGAACGCACCAACAAACGATTGGCCTGGAACGTATGACAACTGTTCTGTTAGTGGCGGAGGCTTGGTCCAAACAGATGCAACGCTTGACAGTTATTTTACTTGGAATTTTGACAACAATAATCTTGAAAGCGCATTGCTGTTTTCCACGACTTCAACTGCGACTTATTCACATTCACTGGTTGCGTTAACGGGTCAAGCAACTGAGCTAACGCAAGAGGATGATTTTGATCTTTTGCAGGAGAACGATGATCGAATTTTGGCTGAACAACGGTATTACACGCCAACAGAGTTAGCAGAAGGCGGAGTTGTTCACCCCTACGCGCCATTTGAGAAATTGCTTGGTGATGTGTATCGGGTTGAGACGCGCTTCAAGAGTCCTGATGGCGGAACGACTGCTGGCAACATCACGGCATTAACGGCTCAACTTGACTATCCCGACGTGATCGAGAAGCAAAACGATGTTTCAATTTCCAACGTTGGAACGGCAGTGGCGTTGACCAAAACATTCCGAGCGGTTTCAAGCGTTTCAATTACAGCTCTTCAGACACTACCAGCGCCAAACAACACTGCTGTCACGGCTGTCGTTACGGCTAAAACCACCAGCTCCGTTACTATTAAGTGTCTGAACTCCAGCGGGACCGGGGTCACTGGCCTTGTTGACATCACAGTAATTGGTTACTAATGGCTGACGCACGCATCTCCCAGTTACCAGCCGCAACGACGGTTGAAAGCCAGGACATTGTTCCGTTCACAAGTATTAGCGCGAGTGAAACGCGCAAAATTACAGCTAATAACCTGGCAATCAGACTGACACAGCTTGGTCTAACAGTTGGAACGTCTACTCCAACGACTCCTTATAACGGTCAGCTTTGGGTCGATACCAATACGAACCCGCCAATTCTGAAGGTTTATAACGGCGCAACGTTTACAACTGTCAGTTTTCTACCTGGGTCGTCAGTTGCTACAAGCCCAAGCGGCACTGCGCCTTCGAGTCCAGTTTTGGGGCAATTATGGCTCGACACATCTCAAACGCCAGATGAGCTAAAGGTTTATGACGGCGCTGCTTTTGTTCGCGTTGACCCCTTAGGTATTACAGATACTGCGGCGGCGGCTAAGTATTTGCAGATCACCAATGCTGCGAGTACATATTTGGCGTTGACTGGTGGAACGTTGACGGGAAACCTGACACTGACAGGCGATCCCACAACAACCAATATGGCCAGTAACAAGGGCTATGTTGACGCCCAAATCGCTGCAATCCCGGCAGTAACAGACCAGACGCCTGCTGGAACGGTGATTTATTCGGCAAGGTCTACTGCTCCAACTGGTTACATCAAAGCGAACGGTGCTGCGATTAGTCGATCAACGTTTTCAGTGTTGTTTGCAGCGATTGGGACTCAGTATGGCGTTGGGAATGGTTCAACCACGTTTAACGTGCCTGATTTGCGTGGTGAATTTATCCGTGGTTGGAGTGATGGTCATACGGTTGATAGCGGTCGAACGCTAGGCAGCAACCAAGGCGATCAGAACTTATCGCACAATCACACTGGATCTGTTACCGGAAATGGATCGCATGGTCACACTTACGACAGAAGTGATGCGGGAGCTGGTACGGAGGGAGGAAACCAAGGCGTTCATGATTACAACTCTTCAACGTCGGTTGGTGGAAACGGAGCACACGGTCACGGGGTTTCTATTAATGCAAACGGCGGAACGGAGGCACGTCCCAGAAACGTGTCCTTGTTGGCCTGTATCAAGACCTGATCTGGCATTAAAATCAAGCTACTAGGAGTGCATCATGGCTGACATCAAAATTACCGATCTGGCTGCTTACACAGATCCGGTCAGCACTGATGTGTTGCCGATTGTTGATGTTGGCAGTGACATTACCAAAAAAGTCAGCATTGCGGACCTGCTGGAGAATGCTGGAACGGGTAGTGCTGCTGCACCTTCGTTTAGTTTTGATGGCGATAATGATACGGGTATTTATCGACCAGGCGCAAACCAAGTAGCCATCAGCACTAATGGTACTCAGCGACTCGCTATCGACAGCTCGGGCAACGTTGGGATAGGGACTTCTGCGCCTGCCGCTATTCTCACGACTAAAGCTGGTGAGTTTGATCCTGCAGATAATACGGTTTTTACAGGCGTCGGTCTTTTCCTAGAAAGCACTGTTTTGGGAGGAGACGGCAAGTATGGTTCAGCTCTGGCATGGAATAGGCCCGGCTCAAGTTTAAACTTTAAGGCTGCAATCGCCCCAGTGCAAACAGGTTCAGACCAAGATCTACAAGGACTAGCGTTCTTTACATCTAACGGAACTTTCACGTCTAGCGACCCAACCGAGCGCCTAAGAATCGACAGCTCGGGCAGGTTGTTGGTTGGGACGTCTACTGCTAGTGGAACAGCCAAGCTTCAAGTCGAGGGCAGTGCAGCAGTTGCACAGATTATTGGTAACAGGACCGATGCTCTTGGCCCTCGTTTGTCACTAGGGAAGTCAAGAGGTTCTTCTGCTGGATCTACCACCATTGTTCAAAGCGGTGATGAAATTGGTCAGATTATGTTTGTTGGTGCAGACGGCACCGACGTTAGCTCTACGGGCGCATCAATAAAAGGTTTAGTTGATGGCACTCCCGGCGTTAACGACATGCCTGGTGCTCTGACATTTTTAACTACAAGCGACGGCAGCAATTCGCCAACCGAGCGAATGCGAATCGACAGCTCGGGCAACGTAGGCATAGGGACTAGCAGCCCTGATGCGTTGTTAACCGTTTCTTCTAGCAATAGTGATTCTGTTTCCAATACCCGCCTTCGTTTTGTAGATTCAGACACTACGGCGGTAGCAAATCAATATCTTGGACGCATCGAATTCTACGGAAGTGACGCCAGCGGACCCGGAGCAGGTGTTAAAAGTGCAATCACTGCTAGAGCGCAAACCTTTAGCGGTGATTCCTACCTTAATTTTTCCACATCTTCTACAAGTGCCAACGATCAGGTGGCAATGACGATTGATTCGTCACAGCGAGTAGGGATTGGCACTACGAGCCCTGGGCGCGAACTAGAGGTCTATAAGAATGATTCGCAAGCAGCAATAGCAATCACAGCATCTACAACCGGGCAATCGTCTCTTTATTTTGCGGATACGGCAGATTCCAATATTGGAGCTATTAGTTATACGCATTCAGACAACGCCCTTACTTTCAGGGTGAATGATGGAGAACGCCTACGAATCGACAGCTCGGGAAATGTTGGGATTGGCACGTCGTCGCCTGATACAAAGTTAGACGTAAACGGAAACGTTCAGTTTGGCGATGGTGGTGGATTTGACATGAATATCAATGGTAATCGTCATCAATTTAGTATTGGCGGCAGTGAAAAAATGCGAATCGACAGCTCGGGCAGACTGTTGCTTGGGACGACAATTAAAGGCAAAGCGGATGCCGATGATTTAACTATTGCATCCACTGGAAACACAGGAATAACAGTTAGAAGTGGAACATCTAGTAATGGATATATTTTCTTTTCTGATGGCACATCGGGCAATGATGAATTAAGAGGATATATTGGGTATTCACATGCAAGTAATGCTTTTTTGCTTGGCACGAACGCCTCCGATCGCCTACTAATCGACAGCTCAGGCAACGTAGGGATTGGCACTACGAGTCCTGATCGGATTCTAGATATTGAATCTGCAGGCTCAGCGGAAATTAAACTAACCGACTCAACAAATATTAGTCGGGATATGTATATTAAAAATAACGATGGTGCGTTTGAGTTTAGGGCAAGAGACAGGAATTCAGACGGCTCTTTTGTGTTTTTGGGCTATGGCGCTGCAGTTGATAATGAATTCATGCGAATCGACAGCTCGGGCAGGCTCTTAGTGGGCACGTCTAGCGACATTAGTGGTGGAAGCGGTAATGCACTAATTCAATGTGCAACCGGTGCTGGTGGTCAACTTGTTTTAGGTAAAAACAATGACACAGTTGTTGATAATGACGCATTGGGGCTTATTAGGTTTTTTGGAAACGATGGTGGGTCCGGAGAATCTGGGCGGATTGAATGTCGAGCTGATGGCACACACGCTTCTGGAGATAAACCAGGACGCCTAGTGTTCTCCACTACTGCCGATGGTGCAAACAGCCCTACGGAGCGGATGAGGATTA